AAACATTAGGAGGTAGAAACAATGTATCAAAACTATTAAAAGCAATAGTAAGAATGAAATTAGAAAACAAAGAACAATTAATAAAACAATACGAAAAACAAAAAGCTAATTATGAAATATAAAACAGAAATACAAAACTTAATAACTGCAGTAATAGTAGCATTTATAATAATAGTAACAATAATGAGTTTAATAACATCAATAATAATACTATGACACCAAAAGAAAGAGCAGAAAACTATATGAAACTTAAAGCAGGTTACATATCAGCAAAAGAAAGAGCACAAATACTATATGACAAATATCCAATAGAATACAATAGAGCATTAGTATTAGGTGATATGCAACAAACAGAACACTGGAAAGAAGTTGTAAAAGAATTAAGTAAACTATATAAAAACAAATAAGATGAAAAAAACAGCAGTAGAATGGTTGGTGCAAGAAATTAATAAAATAAATGTTTCAACTGAAGCAAGAAGATTTATTAATAAACTTGAGAAACAAGCCAAAGAAATGGAAAAAGAACAGATTATTGATGCCTATGAAACAAGTCATATATCAATGATGACAGCAAAACAATACTACAACGAAACATTTAAAAACAAATAAGATGTGGGATAAAGAACAAAAAAGATTATACGACATTGAATATAGAAAAACAAATAAAGATAAAAGAAGTATGCAAAATAAAATAAATTATGAATCAGTAAGAAAGAAGAAGTTTATTGAAAACCCACAACATTATTTATGGTATGTTGCAAGAACAAGAGCAAGAAAATATAATACTGAATTTAATATAGAAGAATCAGATATTATTATTCCAGTTAATTGTCCAATATTAAATTGTAAACTTGAAAAAGGTGATGGATATTTATTTAATGCTATGTCTTTAGATAGAGTAGATAATAATAAAGGATATGTAAAAGGAAATGTTAGAGTAATTTCGAGAAAAGCAAATTTATTAAAATCATCTTTAACATTAGATATATTAGAAAACATAATTAAATATATAAAAAACGAAATATAATGGATATAACAATGTGTAGTGGTAACAATTGCGAACTAAGTTCAACGTGTTACAGATATAAAGCAGAACCAAGTCAATTTAGACAATCGTATTTTTGTAAACCACCAAATAATAATTTAGAATGTGATTACTATTGGGAAATAAAAGGAGAAACTAAATGTTATTGCGGTCATACTTCGTATTGTGATTGTGGTCCTAAAACAGATGAAGAATGAAACCAATACATAAACTAAACAACGGTAGAGGTGCAACACTATGCCATACTTGTAGCGTAATAATATCTATAGGATTAACAAAAGAATTATATTGTAATAACTGTAAACCCAAAACAAAATGAAAGCAACAACACTAAAAGAAAAGTTTATAGAAGCGTTTAAATCGGGTAAAAGATTTGATATTCAAAATGCAGAAGTTATAACAGATGAATTTGCTATTGGATTTGCAGAGTGGATGTCTAAGTATAAATTCCTGCCAAATAAAGGCTGGTATGTAACATCCTATCAAATTGAAATGGATATATTTAAAACTTCAAAAGAACTATTAGAAATTTATAAAAAAGAAAAAGTATTATGAAAGCAATATTAGAATTTAATCTACCTGAAGATAACACAGAATATTTAGCAACAGTCAAAGCAATGGATATGGCGAACTTTATATTTGAATTGGTATATAATACAAGAAAAGGTTTAATCAATCAACTAAACGATTCTATTACATCACAGTATCAACAAGATGGTATAGAAATAGTCTTTGATAAAATATGTGAACTATTACAACATCATAATATAGCTATTGACGAACTGATATAAACAATAAACAAAAATGTTTATTTTTAAATTGAATAATCAAATTATTTCAAGATGGAAAATAAAACTAATTACGGTGGTAAAAGAGAAAATGCAGGTCGTAAATCAAAATCAGAAGAAGTTAAACTGATTGAAAAGTTATCTGCATTAGAACCCTTAGCGTTTATGGCTTTAGAAAAAGGATTAGAGAACGGTGATTTTAAATTCACACAATTATTCTACAACTATTATGCTGGTAAGCCAAGAGAAACTAAAGACATAACTGTAACGAATGAGCAACCTATCTTTAATGTAGATATGTTTGATGATATTTAAGACACTATTATATGGAATTTATAGTAACTACTGCAATTAAAAAGTTATTGCGTTTAAAGCAACGTATTAAAGTTATTAGAGGTGGAACATCAGCGGGTAAAACTTTTGGTATTCTGCCTTTATTAATTGACAAAGCAATAAAAGAACCTATGCTTGAAATAAGTGTAGTATCAGAATCAATACCGCACTTGCGTAGAGGTGCATTAAAAGACTTCTTAAAGATTATAATGGCGTTGGGTAGATATACTGATGCTAACTTTAATAAGAGTACTTTAAAGTACACATTTGCAAATGGAAGTTATATAGAATTCTTTAGTGTTGACCAACCTGACAAATTACGTGGTGCAAGAAGAAATATATTATACGTTAATGAGTGTAATAATATAGACTTTGATAGTTATTATCAAATGGCAATTAGAACATCAGGCGATATATGGCTAGATTATAATCCAGCATCTACATTTTGGGTAGACAAAGAAATACTTACTCAAGATAATATAGACTTTATTACATTAACGTATTTAGATAATGAAGCGTTATCAGATACTATAATAAAAGAAATAGAATCAGCAAAGGTTAAAGCATTGACCTCAACTTATTGGGCTAATTGGTGGCAAGTATATGGACTTGGACAAACAGGTTCTTTAGAAGGAGTATGTATAACTGATTGGAATGAAATAGATATGCCAACAGATGCAAGAATATTGTGTTATGGAATGGATTTTGGTTATAGTAATGACCCTACTTCTTTAGTAGCTATGTATAAATATAACGATGCTTACATATTTGATGAATTGATTTATAAGAAAGGTTTATTAAACAACGATATATCTAATCTATTAAAAGCAAATGAAGTAAACGATATTGTTTACGCTGATAGTGCTGAACCAAAATCAATAGCAGAACTAAATACATACGGTCATAACATATTACCAGTATCAAAAGGTAAAGATTCAATCTTATATGGTATTAATTTAATCAATCAAAACAAAGTTTACGTTACATCAAGAAGTAAGAACTTAATTAATGAATTAAGAAACTATATTTGGCTAACAGATAAAACAGGAGTTAAAATGAATAAGCCTATTGATTCTTACAATCACGCAATAGATGCTATGCGTTATGCTATAATGAGTCAATTAGAGAACCCAAATAAAGGAAACTATTTTATATATTAAAATTGTATATATTTGTATAATATTAAACTAATAATTAAATTATGAGCTACGGACAAATGATTGCCACAATACAATGTTATTTACACCACGTTAAGAATGTAGAAGTAATGATTAACCTACCAAGAAATATAGGCGAAATTAGAAAGATGCAGCAAATGTATTTAATAGCTGCTGCTTATTTGAATAGTTAAATATTTGTTAAAATTTATATTGATAGTTTTGATTGTTAATAAATGTTGTATATTTGTACTCAGATAACAACAACATAAAAACAAACACTATGAAAACTCAATTAATTCAAGATTTAAATAACACACAAAAACAATTAAATTACACAAATAATGCTTTAACTTTTAATTTAGAAAATTGGGAAAGAAAAGAATTTGAACAAGTAAAAAAAATGTTGTTATTAGACATAGAAAGTTTAACAAATAGAATTGAATTTTTAAGTTAATGAAAATAGAATTTAAAGGAGTTGATAGAAATGGAATTATTATAATCAGTAATTCCATAATTCAAAAAAAAATAAACAATATACTTTATATTAAATTATGTATAAAGGGAAATTGGATTAGTATTTTAAATGAAACTTTAGAAATAAAAAAGATATGAAAACAATTAAAGTAGCAGTAAATTATTGTGGTATAGAATTTGAAGTTAAAGGGTTCTATATAAAAGGTGATGACTATGATTATACAGGTAGTTGTATTGAAGATGTAGAAATATTAATAGAAGGTGTTGATGCATATCAAATACTATCTACAAAACAAATGAATGATATAATAGATTTAGCAATACACGAAATAGAAGATTAATTTAATTTGGTTAATTAAAGTGGAAATTAGACTTACAGAAATGTAGGTCTTTTTTTATTTTAATAGCTTTGCTATTTAGTTTAATACAATTACAACTTTATTTTATTATTATCAAAAACAATAATATGAAGTTAGAAATTAACATACCAACAGAATTAAAAGAAATTAAATTATCACAATACCAAGCTTTTTTAAAGATAGCTAAAGACAATGAAGATAGCGAATTCTTACATCAAAAGATGGTACAAACATTTTGTGGAATATATTTAAAAGAAGTAGCAGAAATAAGATATAAAGATGTAGTTGAAATTACAAGCTCTTTAGGTAAAATGTTTGATGTTAAAAACCATAAGTTTATAAATAAATTTAAACTTGGTGGAGTTGAATTTGGTTTCATTCCAAATTTAGATGATATGACCTTTGGGGAATATACAGATTTAGATACGTATATAACTGACTGGGAACAGATGCATAAGGCAATGGCAGTATTATATAGACCAATTAAAAAGAATGGCTTAAATGGCACGTATGAGATTGAAAAGTATAATGGTTCTATAACATATTCAGATGTAATGAAACACGCACCTTTAGATGTTGTATTTGGTGCTAATGTTTTTTTTTACACTTTAGGCAACGAACTATTGAAAAGTACGATGACTTATTTGGAGAACAACAAGGAGATTCAGACTATTCTGCATCAGCACAATTTGGAAAACGATGGGGATGGTATAGTTCAATCTATGCTATTGCTCAAGGAAACCTTATCGAATTTGATAGAGTTACCGAATTACCGATTAACCAATGTTTAACTTATTTAACATTTGAGAAACAAAAGAATCAAATAGAATCAGATTTAATAAAAAAAAATAGATGAGTACATTTTACGAAATAACACAAGCAATAAAAAACAAACTACAAGAAGATTTGTTTGTCAATACAGTAACTACTGGCGATATATTTAAAGTTGATTTAAACAAGCAAACTATATTCCCTTTAAGTCATATTATTGTAAATTCAGTATCATATCAAGGTCCTGTATTGAATTATAACATATCTATTTTAAGTATGGATATTGTAGACGAAAGTAAAGATTTGACAACTGATATATTTATAGGCAATGACAATGAACAAGATGTTTTAAACACACAATTAGCAGTTGCAAATAGATTCTTAGAAGTATTAAATAGAGGTTCGTTAAGTGATGATTATGAATTAGTAAATGGTTCTGCATCAATAGAATTTTTTACAGAAAGATTTGAAAATAAAATAGCAGGAGTTACAACTACATTTGATATTGCAATACACAATACGATGAGTATATGTTAGAAGTAGAAAAGACTATTAAGCGTTTTAGGGATTATGTTATTCAGCAATCAAGAAGTAATTTATCAAAGTCAAGTAAAAACAATTCTAAAGAATTATATAATAGTTTAAAAGGCGAAGTAGTAACTGAAAACAATTATACTATTGTAGGCTTTCAAATGGCAGATTATGGAACGTTTGTAGACTTAGGCGTTAAAGGTAAAACAAGTTCTAATAAAGCACCTAACAGTCCTTATAAGTTTGGTTCAGGTACAGGTAAAAAAGGTGGTTTAACAAAAGGAATTAATCAATGGGTTAAACAAAAAGGATTTCAATTTCGTGATAGAAAGTCAGGTAAATTTTTAAGTTATGATTCAACTGCTTATTTAATTACACGTTCAATATTTCACAAGGGAATTAAACCAAGTTTGTTTTTTACAAAACCATTTGAAGCAGGTTATAAAAAATATATTGATGTTGATTTATTAAAAGCATTTGGACAAGATATAGAAACAATGGTAGATTATAATTTAAAAGATATAAAATGAATACAGTAAAAATTTATAAAGGAGATGATACAATTGAAACTTTTACAATTAAAAGCGAAAATACAATTGACTCAAATGAGTATGTAATTTTATGGGATTGCAAAGAAGAAATATATATAGATGAAGAATTGATTGAAACAAAATATCACATAGTATGAAAGTAGTAAAAGTTAGAAGTCCATTTGTAATTGAAGTAAGTGAAGTAGGTGCAATAGGTAGCAAAGTAGAATTATATATTTATCCTTACGGCAGTTCAGTTCCTGCAACTCCAACATATACACTATCGAAATCAAATCCAAGTACAACACAATTAAACACGTCTTATAATGTTTCTAATTATGTTAAAGAATACATAGATAATATTAAAGCAACTTATGTTCCATTTTATGGTGAACTTGAACAGAATAACGAATGGGTAAAATTTCAAGTTAAAAGATATAAATTAGTAGGAAGTACTTACACTCTTTTAGATACAATTGATTATATTGGTGTGAATGGATTTACAGATTACACAAGTGGAAACCAAGAGCCAAGCGAAGTAAAAGTATTATTGTTATTAAATCCAAATATCAATAATTATTACTATAAACAAACATCGTATCCAAATACATTAACGCAATATTTTAATTTGTTAGTTGATAAGCCAACAACTGCAACTACTACTATTAACGTAAAATACGAAAGGATTGACGGAGTTGTTTATGAATATACAAATAATTTAGCCGTTGGTTTTAGCGGGATATTTAATATTGCTCAACCTATTACACCTGTTAAAGCAGATGGTAACCTTGTTAATGGTTGTAAAGTTACAATCACATACACACCTGCTACAGGAAGTGCTATAATTTTACCTTCATTTTATACATATCCAATTGAGGAGTGTAAATATACTCCCGTACTTTGTGACTTTATAAATAGATATGGAGGTTGGCAAACTATAACTTTTTTTAAGGCTCAAACAAATGCTGTAAACGTAAAAGGTTCAGAATATAATTTACTTCCTGATGCAATTGATTACAATGTGTATAAAGGTCAAAGCAAAGTTTTTAACATAAACGGAACACAAACCGTAAAATTAAATACGGGTTGGGTTGATGAGAATTACAATGAGTTAATAACTGATTTATTATTGAGTGAAACTGTATTGTTAGATAATAAACCTGTAAAAGTTAAAACACAATCACACACATACAAAACACAATTAAAGGATAAAATGATAAACTTTGAATTGGACTTTGAATATGCTTTTGACTTAATAAATAACATAGTATAAAATGGTAAATGTTGGGATTTATATTTACACAGATAGCATAGCTGATTTGTCAAATGTGTTTGTAGATAATTTTATAAGCAGAGTTCAAACTGATAGCGGTACTTTTGAGGCTGGTAATTGTTTATTAAGTGAATTGCAAAACTTAGGCGGTTCTTTAGGTGTGGCATTACAAGCTAAAAGAATTGAATTATTTTCAGACGAAAAAATAAGTGTTACAAGTTCTATTCAAAATATAAATGATATAGGCAAAACTTATACAGATTTTAGCCAAACATTTACAGTTCCTGCTACTAAAAACAATAATAAGATTTTCAAACATTGGTATGAAAATTCAAATGAAAATGGATTTAGCACATTAGTAAAAGCTGATGCATATATTGAATTAGATACAATACATTTTAGAAGTGGTAAGATACAATTAGAAAGCTGCGATATTAAAAACGGACAGCCACAAAGTTATTCAATTACTTTTATTGGTGTGTTAGGAAGTTTAAAAGATAAGTTTGGCGGAAAAAATTTAAATTTAATAGATTTATCTTCAAGTACATTATCTTATAATGGAACATTAGTTAAAAACAGAGTTCAAAATACAGGTACATTTAATGTTAGATTTCCATTAATATCTTCTGATAGATTATGGGCAGAAACAGGAACAACTCAAAATGTAACAACTACTGGCGGTGCTATAAGTTATTTAGAATTATTTCCTGCTATAAAATTAAATAAAATATTTGATGCTATTGGTGCATATTCTGGAGTTACTTTTAATGGCAACTTTTTATCTGATGCAAGATTTACAGATGCTTTTTTATATTTAAAAAACGCTGAAGGATTTACATTAAAAACATTACCTACTGTAATTGATTTTACTACAACTTCGGGAGACATAACATTTGCAACATTTAACACTACAACTGATAAAGCAACATTATCTAATTATGACGCACCAGTTGGTAATACTTATGTATCGGCATCAATTGATTTAAATATGAAATTTACTGTTGCAAATATTGAATTTAATATTTTAGTTTATAAGAATGGAATTTTACAAAATACATTTACTA